CCGTCTGCCCTGGGTCTCGCTGAGAGAGGCGCTGGGGAAGCGACCGCACCCCGTGACCTTCAAGGAGGCGAGTCGCACCGGCGGTCCGCGCGCTCACAACTGGCACGTCGTACGAGATCTCCAGCCTCAGACGCTCAGGCGCCTGAAGGCTGCGCGGCCGGGCGCCACGTGGGAATCGCTGCCCGAGTCGGTTCGGCCCGAGTGCCACCGCGGCGAGTACGTGGGTTTCACGAACGTCTACGGCCGGATGACGTGGGACCAGTTGCCGGTCGCGATCACGGCGGGATGCACGACGCCGGCCAAGGGCAGGTTCGGCCACCCGGATGCGACCAGGACGACGATCTCCGTTCGCGAAGCAGCCGTGCTTCAGACGTTCCCCGAGAAGTACTCGTTCCGCACGGACAGGATCGAGGCGGCGTGCGGCCTCATCGGGAACGCAGTCCCGCCGCGCTTCGCGGCCGTGGTTGGCCGCGGGATCCGAGACGCCATCCGGGAGCATCACGCGGCGCTCGCGGAGTAGGCCCATCCAGCCCCCAGGTCGCGGAGACTACTTCCGCGGGGCTCGCGTCTTCGCCGCGGAATCCGTATGGAGGACCTGGTCCCAGAGCTCGAGCGGCAGCTCGTCCAGGTGTCGGAGGAGGAAGGCGAGGAGGAGGAGGTAGGCGGTCTGGGTGTTCATGCCCTCAGACCGCGCGAGCGGGGAGGGTGGTCACGACCGCTCTGCGATCTCCTCGCGGATGTCCTCGCACATCCACAGCCAGAGCCCGCCAGCGAGAAGCAGAGCCCCCGGCGCCAGGACCAGCGAAACCGGCACGGGCACGAGTGCGAGCACGAGAAGCCCGAGCGCGGCGAGGACAAGCGACCCGACGAACGCGGCGAACTGAACGAAGGAGCGAAGCATCATGCGCGACTACATGCAACTACAGTACCGCATACGCGCAGAAACGGCCCCGCATACTTCCGCCGTTTGCAGGCATATGCAGCACTTCGGCGCGGCAGAAGGTGTAAAGTGTGCTTCCTGGCGCGAGCGGAAGCGCACGTTCTGACGCGTGCAGGTGCACCTACCGGCGCGCGTGCGAGGCGGAGGTCAGGCGGAGGAGGTGACCGACGCCTCCACCCGCCCGCGCCACCCGAGCAGCGCCGACCGCGCGAGGTCCCCGGGCGTCGTGTCCCGGTCCGCGAGCCGCGGCACGAGGTCGGCCCCGCCGGCGCGGTAGCAGTGGGCTACGTACTCGCTGCAGATCATCCGGGGCCCGCTCGGCTCCTGGTCGTCCTCGGACCACTGGCGCCCGGCGGGGATCCACTTCCCGACGTACGGGATCAGCCTGAGTAGCTTCGTCGGCAGCTTCGAGAGCGCGATCCGCACCAGGTGGAGCCACCCGTACGGCTGCCCCAGGCGCGCGAGGGCGGCATCTGCGACGCGTTCCCGGTCGACCGTCCCCCAGGGCATCATCGTGAACCACGCCGCGTGGGCGTCCTCGAGGGCAGCGGAGAGCGGCACCAGGCGGCAGCCGCGGAACTCGCGGGACTCCGCCACCATCAGCCGCCCCTTGATCCAGACGGCCATGGCGGCGTGGGAGTAGCGGGAGCGGGTCGCCCAGGAGATCACCTGGGAGACCCGCCCCTTGGCTTCGAACAGCAGGACGTCGCCGTCCTGGATGCGGTCTCGAGCCTCGGTGTAGAGCACGGGATCAGCCGCCGGGCTCGGCGTCCTGGCAGGGGTTTGAGAGGCACGGGATCCCGGTGGCCTCCACCTCGGCGAGCTGCTCGCGCAGGTCGACAGTGCCGGTGCAGCCCGTGCACGCGAGGCCCAGCGCGGCGAGCGCGAAGATGACGGCGAGCAGCGCGAGGAGTTGGCGAGCGCGCATCACGCACCGCCTCCCGCATCGGTCGGCGTCTCGGCGACAGCCCCCGCCGGGGGCTCAGGGGGCGAGTCAGGTGCCTCCGGGGCATCTGGTGACGGGTCTGAAGAGGTCTCGAACTCCCCGTTCAGGATCTTCTCCGCACCCTTGAGGGTCTCCCCGACGCCCTTTGCCATCTCCTGCGTGTTCTCCGGGTCCACCGCATCCTGCTCCCCGGTGGACGAACCGGATCCGTCGATCTGGATCAGCACGCACCGGTCGAACGACGGGGCGAGAGCCGCGATCGCTCCGACCCACTCGGACTGGTGCTGCTCCGCCTTGTCCACGAGCGCCGCCATCGCGTAGCGGATCTGCTCTCGCTCGCATGGGTCGGTCGTCCGCGCGAGGTCCACGGCGTAGGTCTCCAGCAGCATTCCGGCGAACTTCACGCTCATAGGTGCCGAGGAGATCAGGCGCGTGTCCGCAGTCCACGACTTCGGGTTTGCGATCGCACCAGCCTGCCGCGCTTCCTTGCTGTACTCGGACTTCACGTCGGCATCGCCACGCGCATACGTGCTCGTAGGGTTTGGCGCACCGTAGTCCCGGCCGGTCTCGGGCTTCGACTCGCCCGAGATGCCACCGCTCGCGGCGTTGGCCTGCGCACGCTCGCCGGTCGCGCCGGCGCCTGGCATGAGATCGGGCTGCCGCGGGGTGGCGCACCCGGCGAAGACGAGCGCGAGGAGGAGAAGGGGAATCACGAATCGCATGGGAGACCTCCGAGGGTTCGGGGCCCGCCGGCCGCACCGCCAGTGACGTGCCGGCGGGTCGGTGAGGACGACGCGGGTCAGCGGGGCCCCGGGCACAACTTGTGGGGTGCCATGACCTCCATGCCTACCACATCTTGTGGTTCTGCCAAGGATTCCGCTCCGAAACCACAAGATGTGGGGGGTCAGCCCTTCCCGCACCCTCTGCAGCCACCCTTCCGCTGCCTCGGGAGCGGTGGGTCAAGCGGGCGCTGGTACGGCTCGAGACGGTCAGGGGGAGCGCTCACGGGCCCGACGAGGCGCCCGCCGCACGTCGTGACGTGGTAGTAGAGAGCGCCGCTCCAGTGGCGGCAGAGGATCGTCGGGCGCTCCAGCGAGTCGCGTCCCTTGCGGTAGTCCTCGACGGTGATCACGAGTTGCCGCCCAACCGGCCAGACGCGGCCATGCCACTCCCACGAGCGCTCCACGCGGACGACGATCGGGACGCACGGCGCGGCTACTCCCCGCCTTGGTCCTCGCAGTCCGGCGGGGTCGTCGCGTCGGCGGCGTCGGAGGCTAGACACGGGCTCTCGCATACCGTCTCCGTGAAGCTGTGCTCGCACGGGTCGAGCTCGCAGGGGGAGCCCAACCCGTCCACCTTGTTGGTGAAGCAGTTGTCGATCTGGATCAGGCGCGCGTTGATGCAGGCGATGACCTGGTCGAACGTCGTGCGCACGCCCGCGAGATCGGTTTGCGCCTTCTTCATCTCCTGGTCGAGCGCCGAGGAGATGTCGATCGCCCACGCACCCAGCTCCTGAACCTGCTGCATCAGCCAGACGACGCCCTCGAGAATCGTCAGCTGGGTTCCCGGCAACGCCCCTCCCTGGTCATCGACCGTCGCGTCGAAGTCGTCGGTCTTCTGATCGACAACGGTCTGATTGTCCATCGCCTGGAGGTTCGCAAGCAGTTGCGAGGCCGAGGTCGGCACGCAGAGGAACGTCGTGCACGTCGGGGGGGACATTGCACCGGCGCTGCACTCCACGTTCCGCATCCGCGACGTCTCCATCGTGCTGGAGCCGCCGTGCGGGTTCGTCGTCGTGATCTGATCCGCGCAAATGGACGCAGGGGCGATCTGGCTGACCTGCTGGGTCTTGTTGGCGAGACACGCCATGATCTCGTCAAGGCCCCATGAGGTCCGCTTGGCGAGTTGCTCCGCCTTCTCCTCCAGCATCTGCAGTCGCACCTTCTCCGGGCTGTACTCTCCCGCGCCCTGGGTGCCCGCGTAGATCGTCGTCGTGCGTGCGTCGAGGTCCCACTCGACGGCGTAGACGAAGAGGTCGTCCGCCGACTCCAGACCCGTCGCCGACCCGCCCGAGTTGCTGACCGTCAGGCGCTTGCCCAGCCCCGCGAACGAGGTGTCGAGCGAGCCCTTGATGGTCAGCTGCACCTCACGTGCGGCCGGGGAGAAGACGGCGGCGAGATCCTGCATGACCGTGTCTACCTCGGTCTGCATGTCGGCCGAGCCGTCGTAGCTGGGGATGCTGAGACGCAGCGTCCGCATCACGGCCGGGTCGCCGCGCCCGGGCTTCCCGCCGCCGTTCCACTTGCTGCTGTCCTTCGTGAACGCAGTCCCTGTGAAATCACCGTCACTGATCGGGTAGCGTCGCCTCGGCGCGACCGGGTCCGTTGTGTCGTAGGTCGGGACCGTGATCTCGACGGACGCGGCTGTCAACGCCTGCGTGTTTCCCTCGTCGCAGACGTCCGCAGGATCGCCGCCGGACGCGCGGTTGATGAGGCCTACGCTCGGCAGGTCCAGCGTCACGACCGCGCCGCTGCCGTCGTCGGGCGTCGTCACGTGCGCAGAGGTCTGGATGACCGCGTTGCCCTGGATGATCTCGACGTATGCGCAGGCGTCCTCGGGGATGCCGAGGTCGGTGTTGTCCACGAGGTAGCGCCGGCCGATCTCGGTGTACCCGTTGTCCCGTCCCCCGTTCTTCGCATCGCCGCGCACCGTGAAGGCGTCCGTGGCCGACGGGCCGCCGCCGATCCATGCCGTGGCATCGAGGACGAACGCGGCGCCGGTGTCGTAGACCGAGTACGAGTTGCCTGCCTCGTTGCCACCCTCGAACGTCACGACGCACCCGTTCCACTCGTCCGTGGTCATGCCGAACGGCGCCGCGGGCGTCATCGTGACACGGCCGCCCGAAGTGCCGATCGAATCGACTAGTCCGCTGTCCGTGTTCTTCCACGCCTTCTCGGAGTCGTGGGTCGCCTCCAGGCTCGCGGTCCAGCCCTCGGTCAGATCGCCGTCGTCGCTCTTGAGCGTCTGCTCGGTTGTCTCGGGACGCGCACCGATCGTCTCGAACGCGGTGTAGTTGCTCTCGAAGTGCGGAATCTCCTCCCACTCAACATGCTCATCGGACTGGTCGACGTCGGTCTGTGTGCCCGCCGTCCGGTCGAGGAAGTGCCAGACCTTCGTGTCCGGGTCGATGCGGAGCGCGTACTTCGTGTAGGAGAGCAACTCCTCGACGCCGCTGTATGGATCGCCCGTCGCACTCATCTCCACCTTCGCCGTCATCAGGTCCAACTCGGCCTGGACGTACGGCGCCGTGTCCTCGTCCGGCGGGGCCGCGCCCTGGTCGCGGAGGTTGCCGTCGCCGTCCACGTGGTTGTCGAGGATGTCGGCGATGGCCTCGCCTAGTTCGACGTCGGACCCGCGGCTTGTGGCGTACTCGACGTGGTCCTCGGCGAGGTTCCAGCGCATCACGTCCTCGCCCGTGTCGGGGTCGCGCAGCACGACGTCAGCCGCAAGTTGTGTCAGCGAGACGAGCGCCCATGACTGCCCCTGCGTGCCGCTGTTCGCCCGCCGGGACGCATCGCGCAGGCGTCCAGCGCAGACGACCGTCCCTTCGATTGCGACCTTGACGAGGGCGCCTGCGTAGAGGATCGCGTTCGTGTCGGCGTACCCGTCGAGCGTCTCGAAGGTGCAGGGCGAGCCCGCGTTCCCGATCGCGTCCTTCGGTAGCACGGGCCGGATCTTCGCCGCGGCGAGGTCGGCCCAGGAGTACCAGGTGCCGTCGACCGAGATTGCGCAGTCCTCGGAGAGCGAGTCCGAGCCGCTCCAGTCGTCCTCGAAGTCGCGAAGCAGGAAGTTGTCCACGACGATGTCGTCGTCCTGCCAGTTCGCGTCCAGGTAGATCCCGACGCCCCCGCCCGATTCGATCCGGCTGGCGCTCGTGTCTGTGTAGGTCGCAAGCAACGTGGTCCCGTAGTAGAGCGAGACCGTGACCTCGTCGGCGGCCTCGTTCTGGACGACGGCCTTCAGCGTCACGCCTGCGTTGAGCGCCGCGCTCGCAGGGATGCCCGCCGGCGAGGCCCACGCGGAGACCGTCGTCCACGAGCCCGCGGCCGAGCGGCGGCGGATCCGGCAGCGGGTCGTGCCGACGTTGCTGTCGAGTTCCAGCGAGTAGCACTGCCCCGTGGACTGGCAGCGCAGGAGGATGCCGAGGATCCGGCCCGCGCCTGCGGCGTTCTTCCACGTCGCGTCGAGCAGCACCTTGTAGCCGGTCGACTGCGGAAACCCCGTCGCGCGGTACAGCAGTTCCGTGCCGCTGGCCGTCGGCCCCCAGCCCGTACCGCTCTGGATCTCGGGAACGAACGCCGAGCCGGCGATCTTCTCGAACCCCGCATCCGTCCACGGGTCCGTATCGCTGCCGGTCCAGTCTCTGGTCAGGATCGTGCCCATCGGCTACGTCTCGTCCAGGTCGATGTCGTAGTCGGTGGCGAAGACCGGGTCCGTGCCACCCTGGAAGGTGTAGAGCACGAGCGCGCGGTACTTGTCGCTCCCCGCGCTCTCGGGCTCGCCCGCATCCATGTCCTCGTACTTGACGTCCGGGAAGTGAAACGCGATCGGGATCAGGACCCACGTGTTGTCGATGTTCACTTCGAGGTCGATCGTGACGCTCGGCGTGCCACCGTTCCGGGCCGTGATCTGCGACACGAAGCCGAGCCCTGACGACTTCTTGCACACAAGCACGTAGTGCCCGGCCTCAGTCGTCCAACTGCCCTGCGGCGCGCCGTGCTCCACGACGACACCCGACCCGGCCGTCTCGCTGTTCGTGACGGTCGCGTACTGCGAGTCGTCCTCCACCCACGCGAGGTCACCCAGCGAGTCGGCCACGGCGTGGAGCCGGATCCGCTCCTGCATCAGCGCCGCGTGGATGGTCGCCTGTAGCGAGAGGTCGTCGGTGGCGCTGACCGGCGCGACCTCGGTCGTGACCTCGATCGAGCGGAGGAAGTTCGGGGAGTCGGGCACCAGCAGCGCGTTCTGCTGTTCGACGCCGAGCGCGACGGACTCGCCCTGACGCGGCGCGGCCTCATGCCACCACCGCAGGTTCTCCCAGAGGCGCACGCCCTTGAAGTAGACCGCCTTCGCCATCAGCCCACCTTCACGTTCCCGGCTCGTGCGAGCCGCTCTTCAAGCGCCCGGTTCGCCGCCCACAGTGCCCTGATCTCCTTGTTGATCTTGAGCGCGAAGGAGGAGACCTTGTCCTGCATCGACTGCACGACCTTCGACACGGCGGCGGCGTGCTTCTCGGCAGCCGTGACCATCTTCTGGAAGACGGCCGGGATCTTCTGGACCTCGGCGGTCCCGGCATTGATCGCGGGCGTCGGGTCGGGCACGGAGGCGCCCGCGCCCCCGGCACTCGACGCCGCGGCCTGCCCCGGCGAGCCGCCCGACTTGTAGCGCGTGCGCTGCGAGAAGAACCGCCCGAAGCCCCGGTGCTTCCCGAACCCGAAGCCCGACCCGGCCACCTCGTGGAAGGCCTGCGTGACGTCGCCCAGTTCCTTCGCCGCGCGCTTCTGCTGGGCGAGCGCCGCCGCGCCCTCCTTCTGTTTCTCGACCGTGTCCTCGACGAGCTTGTAGCGAGAGGCCTCCAACTTCGCGAGGCGCTCGGTCGTCAGTTCCTCGACCTTCGCGGCATCCGCGCCCGCCTCCAGCAGCCGCTGCTTTTCCTGCAGGATGCGGATCCGCTCGCGGTCCTCGTCGGAGGTGGCACGGAGGAGTTCGAGGCGCTCGTCGAGCGTGCGGTTCAGGTCCTTCGCGCGCTCGGCCCGCGCCCGCTGGGCGGCGTCGTAGCGCTGGGCGTCGGCGTTCGCCTTGGCCTGGAGCTTCGCGATCAACGCGACCTTCTGTGCCTGGATGGCCTTCTGGTCCGTCTCCTCCTTGACGACGGGGGCGCGCTCCTTCGTCGTCTCGGTGATCTCCTTCTCGGACTGCTCGCGGGCCGCCATCGCGTCGACGATCTGGCCGGACTTCTTGGCGTCGAAGAAGGCGTCCTTCTCTTCGCGCAGCTTGCCGAACGCCTGGTACGAGGCGTCGAGTTGGGCCTTGAGGCGCTCCAGTTCCTTCTCGAGCTTCGCGACGTCCTGGTACGAGCCGTACTCTCCGAGCCCGCCGACGCCCGGCGTGGATTCCGTCGCAGCCATGCGCCGCTTCGCGTCTTCGAGCGCCGCCGCAGTCTCGGCGATCGACTTGCGCATGAGCGCCTGGTTCTGGACGATCGCCTTCCGCTTCTTCTCCTGAGCGACGATGAAGACCGCCTCGGCCCGCTCCATCCTCCCGCTCGACTTGATGAGGAGTTGGTTCACCTGTTCGAGTTCGCGGTAGGAGAGCGCGGCCTCGGCCGTCGCCGTGCCCACCTTCTTGATCGCCTCGGCCGCCTTGTCGGCTCGCTCCTTGACGTCGTCGAGGAACTCCTGCATCCGCGACTTCGCGGACATGAGGTTTACGACGAGCCCACCAAGCGCCGCCGCCGCCGCGATGGCGCCGCCCGCGATGCCGCCCGCGCCGAAGCCCGCGGCCACCGACGACGCCGCCGTCGCCACGCCCGCCATCGTCTGCTGCGTGTTCTCCAGGTCGATGGTGGCGAGCGAGACGGCGCCGCCCATCGCAGCGAACGAAGAGCCAGCCACGGACGCAGCCTTGGCGCCCTTCTGGCCGGCGTCCCACATGGACCCGCCCGCCTTCTCGGCTTGCGTGTCCACCTTCTTCATCGACTTCTCGACGCGAGCCCCGGCCTTCTCGCCCTCGGTCCCGATCGTCTTCAGCTTGCCCTTCGCCTGGTCCTTCAGCTTGGCGACGATCTCGAGGGTGTGACGACTCTGATCAGCCATCGTCTACGCCCTCCTCCGTGAGCCGCGCGTGCTCGACGTCGAGGATCCGGCACACGTCGAGAAACTGGTCGGTCTGGTCGAGCCACGTACCCGCGCCCGGGAGGAATCCGTCCTGCCTCCACCGCCACGCTTCGAGGGCGAGGAGCACGTCGGGCGTCCGGCAGCGCGTAGGGCAGCGCGGCACCGGGAGACGCCCCGCGCCCTCGCAGTGCTCGCACCCGACGCCGCGACCGTCGCAGTACCAGCAGTGCACCGTGTAGCCGGCCGGCTCCGCGTCATGGTCGCAGCCCCACCTCTCTCGGACCTTCGGGTCCTTGCAGGCCCCGCCGCACTTCACCGGGAGGCGCCCCAGCGAAGCCGCCAGGGCGACCATCAGTTTTTTCGGTCGTCCTCCGAGACGTCGATGAGCCCCCACGCGGTGCGCGCGAGCTCCTCGCGTAGCGACGGGTGGAGGTGGTCGAGCGCCTTCTCGACGGTGGCCGGCGTCACCTCCTCGGGGAACGGCGGTACGTCCGGTCCCTCCCAGCCCGTCAGCGCGAGGCGCAGCAGTTCGATGTCGAACACGAAGACCCGGACGCGCGTGCGGCCGGTGTCGTCGGTCGCCGAGGCGCGGTCGCGGAACTCCGCCGACTCGCGGGCGTCGAGCGCGCGGAGGTGGAACGCGGTCTGCTCCGTCTCGGGCTTCTCGCGCTCCGAGACGGGCACGTAGCGGAGGCGGCGGTTCGGGTCGATGAACAGCATCGGTTCTCCCGTCAGATCATGGCGATGATGAGGTCGTCGTCGATGTCGTCGAGCGACTCGGAGCAGATGTCGAGCGGAAGGCTCAGGCGGGCGATGCCACCGTCGTCGGAGTCGCCAGGGTTCCCGTACTCGACGGTCGGGGCGGCGATCACGAGGATGTTGCCGGCCGAACTCCCCCACTTCGCGCAGAGGTAGCCCACCGAGCCCGCCGACGCGCGGCCGTAGAAGTCGTGGTCCGCCACGAGCTCCATCTCGGGGTCAATATCGGCCGTGACGTCCCGGCCCCCGATGAAGAAGGACTTGACGCCCTTCGCACGCCCGGACCCGCCCAGCGGCGTGAGCGTGTTGCCGAGGTCGAGGCTGAGGTCACCGAAGTCCGCCTCGGTGGAGTAGTCCACCCCGTGCAGCCTCAGCGCGACGTTGAGGAAGGCGGGCGGCACGGTCGTCTCGTACGTCGGCGAGAGCAGCGCCAGGTCCGTGGGGTCGTTGTAGACGCCCTGGTAGGCGAACTGGAGGAAGCCCGGCTCGCCGCCCGTGAGCGGGATGCTCAGGTTCCCACGCGCCCCGTGGATCAGGTGGCGCACGCCGTTCATGTAGCGCGCGACCGTCATGCTCGGCGGGGACGAGGAATCGGGAACGTAGGCGAAGCCCTGGTCCGCCGTCTCGGTGCTCGACGTGGTCGCCGACGCTCCCGACGTGCCGCCCGTGATCGTCTCGCCCGACTGCCAGGTGCCGGTGACGTCGATCATGTGCACGACCGAGTCGCCGTTCTCCACCTCGCAGACCACGCGGCCGGTCGCGGACGACGTGCCGCCGTTCACCGTCTCGCCGGGGTAGAAGGGGCCGCTCGACACGGCGCCGATGTCGATCGAGGACACGGTCTTCTTCTGGAAGCCGCACCCGAGGATGGCATCGTTCCACGCGGGCTCGGTGCCGACAGAGCCGGAGCCCTTGAACTCGCAGCGCCACGAGAGCTGCGCGAGCTGCTTGCCGATCACGGACCGGAGCTTCGCGAGCGAGGCGCGGGCCGGATCGCGCTTGAACTTCTGGATGTCGCTCGTGTACGAGGCGTCGGGGTAGACGGCCATCGTCGCGTCCGCATCGACGAGAGCCTCGGCCGTGCCCTCGGCGGACTCCTCTTCGACGGCGATCTGGACGAGTCGCTTGTGTAGGGTCATGGGTCACCTCACGGTTGCGGGGTTGCTGTACGCCGTCCGGTAGTGGATCTCTACGCGGAGGTAGACCACGACCAGATCGGCGGCTTCGGTGTTCACGGACGGCGGTGCGGTGGCGAGGCTCGTGTCGATCGCGTGGCCGCCTCGCGTGTGATCGACGAGGACCGCTTTCTCGAGGTCCTCGAGCATCTTGTCGATGACGGTCTGCGCGTCGTCGTCGTCGGTCGAAATGACCTTGTGGACGGCCTCGATGTCCACGGTCCAGCGGCGCTCCATCGCAGACGACGGACGCGCGCTGTACGTCTGCCCCCCGTCCAGCAGGTTGCAGGACGGGTACGCCTTCATGTTCTCGGGCGTCCGCGCGCGGGTGTAGGCGTTTCGCCAGTTGTAGTTGTAGCCGCCCGTCGTCTTCAGTCCGGCCACCAGGTCCTGGAGGTTCTGGAGGATGTCGGAGCGGACGCTAGCCACCGTTGCCTCCTCGGAGTGCACGCGCGGTCGCACGGGCGAGGAGGGCGCGGCGCTCGTCCGAGCCGTCCTTCCAGAGGTCGAAGAATCCGAGGCGCCCGGGGACGCGGACGCGATCCTTCAGCACGAAGAGCGGCACGATCGACGGATCGTTGGCGCCTTCGGGGAGGTTCTTCGGGCGCTTCTTGCCTGTCATCTGGAAGATCAACAGGTTCCCGCGCTTGCTCTTCTGGATGAACGTGTTCGGGAAAGACCGCGGCGGGCCCTTCGGGATGCCGGAGCCGTGCTTCGCGGCCTTGAGCGGGATCGCCAGTTTCTTCGCCGTGACCGGCCTGACCTCGCCGCCGTGCTCCTGGAGCGGCGCGGACTTCGAGGTCGTGTACGCGATGCCGCGCCACGAGTCGGAGGTGTCGCCCACCTCTTCCCAGCCGAACGAGCGGCCGAGGTTTCCGCCGCGCCACTTGACGCCCACTCCGCTGCGGATGTGCTTCAGCATGTCCTTGTACGCGAAGTCGCGGCCGTGCTTGTTCATCGCCGCGCGCACCTCGGGGAAGAGGCGGTCGCCGGCCTCCTCCATGTCGCGGCGGAACTCGCTGGGGGTCGCCATCAGAACGAGTCCCGGCTCTCGGAGAGCAACAGCGTCTTGACGTGGGGCAGCCACTGGACGGCGCCGGCGTGCGAGATGCTTCCGCCGGCGACGCTCACGGCCGTAGCCCCCATCGAGTCCTTGCGCTGGAGCAGGTGCACGATCTGCTCGTCGATCGCGTGGGCGATGTCCGGGTAGTTGACGATGAAGTCGTCGACGTCGGTCCCCATCCCGCCCGTGTAGACGACCTCGAGGACCCCGTAGCCCTCGGCAGGCACGAACCCGTCGAGGTGGAGCAGGCCGGACGCCGCATCGACGTGGTAGTCCGACGAGTCCTCGGCCGAGCCGGTGAACTCGCGCTGGGCGTCACTCGTCACCTCGAAGTCCGCCGTCGTGTCCACCGGGTAGCCCTTCAGGCTCACGACCCGCTGGCCCGCTTCGATGTCGTACTGCTCCGTCCGCTCCATCTCCTCGGCGTGCCGGTCCATCAGCTTCGCCGCCGCGACGCTGTACTTCGTCACGAGGAGCGCGATCGCCGCGTCGAGACCGGCGCCGAGGCTTTCGCCGCCGAGGGCGTAGAAGGCCTTCACGCGTACGGTCGTCGTCAGGTCCACGTCGGCTCCTGTCGGTGCGGTGCATCCGGTCGCGGGGGGAGTGGTGTTCTCTCGTCATGGGGAACGGGGGCAGGGCCCGTGAAGAGCCCCGCCCCCAGGTGGATCAGACCGAGGCCGAGACGGTGGCCGAGGCGGTGACCGGCAGCTTGTCGGGGCTGCCGAGGATCGCGAAGATCCCGAAGATGGCCGCGTCGTCGTCCACGTCGTAGCCGACGCGGATGTAGCGCTTGCGCTTGCGGAGGTTGATGCGGATCAGGTACGTGGCCTGGTCGTCGGCCTGCTCCTTCTCCGCGATCGCGGCCCCGCTGACGTCCGCGTACGTCGAGTCGTCGGCCGACTCCTCGACCTGGAACGCGACGTCGCCGGTCGCGGTGAACGCACCAGCCGAGACGACGAGCAGCAACTCGTCGAACCCGCGGCAGTCGATGCCGCTGGTGAACGCCTCGGCCGCGGCGGCGTAGGACGCCGGGTCGAGCATGTGCACGACCTTGACGTGCTCGCTCAGGGTGTACTTCATCGGTTCAGTCCTTCCGGGTTTTAGCCCGAGGTGGGCAGCGGGGTTTCAGCCCGCCGGATGTGCCCAGGGGTGGCTCGGCTAGGTGCCGATGGCGATCCAGTTCACGTTCTTCTCGGCGTCGGCCGCGACCAGCGTCGCGTCTCCGTCGCCGTTGGACTTCCAGCACTTCAGGACCACGGAGCCCGCCGCCGGCGAGCCGTCCTGGTCCCCGATGGTCGCGGACACGCCCGCGAGGGCGTCGCCGTCGAGGTCGTCCTGCGGGCACGCGATCACCGCGACGACGGTCGAGAGCCCGGTGACGACGGTCGCCGTCCCGGTCACGGCCTCGACGCCGCGCGCGATCTTGTAGCCAGCCGCCACGCCGGCGAGAGCCGCCGCGAGCGTGGCCGTCTCGTCGGTGCCCGCGATCTTCAGCGCGCCGCCCGACTCGATGTCGATCTCGGCGCCCGAGGGCACCTTGATGTTGCCCGAGCGGTCGCGGTACGCGCCGCCGGTCTTGTAGGTCGCATCTGCCATGTGATTGCTCCCGGTGGGCCGACGGGGGCCGGAGCCCCCGTCAGCTCAGGCGGCCTACGTGGTGATGCCCGTCGAGGTGCAGATCGCCTCGACGTGACGCGCGGCGATGTCGACGTGGCGCACGACGCGCACCCAGGTCTCGTCCAACATGAACGCCGAGTTGCCGCTGGAGTCCGTCGCCTCCTTCGAGACGAGGATGTCCATCGCGCCCCACGACGCCAGGATGATCTGGCTGAAGTCCACGAGCACGAGCGCGTTCGACGTGGCGGAACCCGTCGGCGTGTTCATCTGCGTGGTCTTCTTGTAAGGGTAGCCCAGCAGCGTCTGCGACTTCGGGTCGAGGAGGTAACGCCCCTCGCCGTCCTTCAGGACGCGCAGGTCGTGCCACACGAGCGGGTTCAGGAGCCAGCCGAGCTTGGTACACGGCACGTTGTCCTGCTCCAGCTCGTAGATCATGTCGAACAGCTTGTCGAGGTCGACGCCGCCGCCGAACGCGACCGAGCCGATTCCCGTCAGGTTGACCATGCCCGTCGGCTGGCCGGAGGCCCCCGAGCCCGAGATGAAGCCCAGGTCCTCGCCGAGCGCGAGCTG